AATGCAAAGTTTAGTTTTAGTGCTTTTAGTGTTAGGATTAATTATGATGGCACTTGGATATCAAAAAAAATTAATAAATAATATGGAAACTAAAACAGTTGTTGAATATCGTTTTATTCCTCGTAGTATATATGAAGACCAATTTGGACCAGTTAAGCTTGAAAGTTCATTTCAAGACATGTTTGAAAAGCAAGATGTTTTTTTTAGAATGATTTAGAATGATTTAGAATGATTATTTCATGGATTATTTCATGATTGTGTTTTTTATTTTAGATGTTTTTATTTATTTTAGATGTTTTTATTTATTTTATATATACATGTAAAAAAAAATTATTACATGAATATGTATATATATATGTATAAACAATTACATTACGCTGTTGAAGTTTCTGCCATCAACGTGTTGATTTCATCAAGTTCATCTTGAGTAAACTCATACCCATGGTAATTTGCCAGAGCGAAGATGAACAGTCGAAGATGCTTGGATATTCCGTTCTTGGAAGGAGGAACATACATAGATTGCATGTTTACACTTTCAGCACCTTTTGTGTTAGTGTAGCCATCATCTACCATTAATGTATTACCAGCTGGTACTTGATCATTCATGGTAAAACGATAAGAATCAGGACCAGGTTTTGCAAGCAAAGGAACGTTATTGTCAGCCTTAAAATCACTGTTCATTGTGTGGATATCACAAATGGGTTGAAAAACTTCAACATTTTCACCCATTAATTTATGGATGAATTTAGATGCAGTACCGTTAGACAATATCGCAAAGCTAATGCCTTTTTTTGTTAAGTAGACAAGAGCCTTTGTAAACAAGACTGCATCTTTGACACATTGACCAGACACCTCGGCGTCGTCTTTTTCCATCTTTTGTAGGTAAAGATACAACTCTACAAACTTACGATTAACTACATTATTAGAGAATAAACCCCAAAGAGTGTAGCCAATCGTAAGATAATACTCGTTGTCGTAGTTGTTTGACATTTGTATCAAAAATGGAAATACTGACACAAAAGTATCATACGTGATAGATTCCATTAGAAACTTTACAATGAATTCCGGCAACGCGTATAACAAAATTATGCCCATGAATGCACGGGCGAGGGTGAAAATGACCGAGGGTATTTTTTTACCCAAGAATTCAAATGATTGAGATACAGAACCTCGCATGACACCGTCTACATCAAAAATGTTATGCCGTATCTTTTCGAGAAATCCGGCAAAGTCTTCTGGTTTCAACTCCGCAGAAAAGATTGGGACTTTCTTGTCTACACAAACTCGTGCGGGAACGCTGATTGATAACAGATAGGTCATTATTGTGAACCATAAGGGTTTTGGTGCGACAACCTCACTTTCTGGTTTGACACTAGGTTTGCGAACTTCAGTAGTTTCCATCTTCAAATTCTGTAGTTAACAAAATATAAAATTCAAATATAAAATTATAGTTATCAATTTTTGATAAAAAAACTAAAAAAACTAAAAAATATTAAAAACTCAACCCAAACCAAATTCATCCTAAACTCAACCCAACTCAACCCAAACCAAACTCATCCTAAACTCAACCCAACTCAACCCAACTCAACCCAACTCAACCCAACTCAACCCAACTAAACCCAAACCCCTTACTTTTTCTCCATTTTTTCCTCCATTTTCCTTTGCAACCATGGGTCATCTGTCATTAACTGTTTTGTTTCATCCTCCAATGTAATTTCCTTGGAGTTTACTCCTCCTAATTCCAAACTCTCGGTAATTGCAGTTTCACCAGGAGGGGATTCAAGGTCATCCTTAATATTAATTAAACTATCTAATGTAGTTCCCATAGTATTATTATTAATATTAATTAGATTAGACCCGGAATCCAAACTCAAACCACTCATTCCACTCAATCCGCCTTCTGGTTCACCAAGTTGTTGTTGTGCCTGCTTTTGCTTTTGCAATGCATCTCGATATTCATTCATTTCACGAATACCCTCCTGGTGCTTTAATCTGTCCTCAGCACTGAGAGATTCCTTTTGACGTTGAGATTTTTGCTCTTGATAAAACATATCTTTCTTAACTTCATTTGATTTGTATTCCTTAACCAATTTATTTAAATCGTTGTTCATATATTCAATATCGTCAATCTTTTGAGGATTTGGGTCCCATGGGCACCAATAACCTACTTGACCAACAAAAACATCAAATAACGAATCCTGCCTTTGTAAAACACCGGCACGAACATCCGCCTCGCGTTTACTATCAAACACACCACGAACCTTAACACCACGAACACTAGTTTTAAAATTATTAGCCTTGTCAAAAGTCTCTCCAATCTTTTCCTCATTTTGAAATTTAAAGTTTTCAAATTGTTCCTTAAATTCATCAAGGGAAACATCATATTCCTTACATGTAGTAGCCAATGATTTCTTAACCTTAATTAAATCTGCAAGGTCAATATTACCATCAACCGAATTATCAACTAATTTAGTTAATGATTCATCAAGTAAAGTAGTAAGTCTTTTAGTAACAGCGCGTTCATAATGGTAAAACATGAATTTCTCTTTTTGTTCTAAGACTTTCTCTGGGCTTACAAAGGAAATACAATAGAAATTTTGCCCTGGGAGAGGTTTATCAACATCAAGATAATCCTCCTCAGTATTAAATTGTTTTGAATTTTCATCAATAGTATCTAAATTGCGATTACGAGGCATGATTGGATAGTTTTGATAGTTTTGATAGTTTTGATAGGATTAGATAAGTTTAGTTTATATATTAGATTAGTAATACTATATATCTTTAAATTTAAATACTTATTAGTTTTTTATTTTAATATTATGACGCATAAATGAAATTATGAAATCATGAAATCATGAAATCATGAAAAATATATTATTATATAGTAAATAGTATCTGTATATGTATCTAGATACATAAATTAAAATGAAAAACAAAATTAAAAATAAAAGCAGTAAAAATAAAAGCAGTAAAAGTAAAAGTTCAAAGTCAATCAGTTTATTATCATCAACTAAGACTAAGAATAAGACTAAGACACATACACATAAACATAAAACACCAAGCAGCAGTAATGCATGTGATATTTATAAATATGATATCAACGGGAAACTAAATAAACAATTATATAATTCATGCAAAGTAAATAAATATTGTAGAAAAACTAAATGTAAAAACATAGATTTCAAATTACATAAACTAAAACATAAGAAATTTGGAGATAATTATAGTAATATGATCGCTGAATTTATTAATAAATCGTGTCCTTTGAATAATACAAATAATAACAAAAATACAAATACAAAAAATAATGTATTTAATAATACAAATAATATAAATAATACAAATAAAAAACAATTACAATGTGAAACCAAAGCAATTAAAAAGTTTTACAAAGAACATAATTTAGATAATGTATATAAACAAGTCGTTGAATGTGATAAACATATATGTAAAAAAGAAAAAAAAATTTTCAATAATAATTTATTTAGAAATAAAATAATAAAATTACATAAAAAAGAAAAAGCAATTATTGATGCACAAAATTTTGATGAACAACCAGATTTAGATATAAAGATGTTTTGATGCAAACTCATACATTATCGTATTGTTCGCTTTCTTTAAATGATTTTTGACATCTCCCACTCGGGTCGGCAGACACCCCATCCCATTTCAAATTTGGAATCCAATATTTCACAGTTGTAGCTCTATTTTTAAATTTTTTTTCAAATACCATTCTATAATAAAATGCCTCAGTTGTTGTTGGAGTATTATGAGGATATAGAATTTCTCTATTAACATATGATGTATTATATTTATCTTTAACCTCTTTATCAGTAAATGCCTTTAAACTATCAATATGACTTGTTCCTACACCATCTGAGAACTGGACTTTCTGTCTCCATAAAATACTATCTGGTAAATACATGGGTTTTAATTCTCCAGTCTCGCCAGTTTCACTAGTTTCACTAGTTTCATGTGTATTAGCAACTTTAATATCAAATGCCTTTCGTAATATATATTTTTCAATACCCTTTTGTGTTTTAACATTTTTATTAATATTTATACATTCTTTAACAAATTTCGTATCTAAGAATGGAACCCGTATTTCAACAGATGACCCCATACTACTTTTATCTGCACGCAAACAATCAAAATAACCCAAATCTAAAATGCGTTTTTTACATTCTAATTGATGTTCCTCGTCGCTTGGTGCTTGATGAAAATATAAATATCCTCCCAATAATTCATCACTACCTTCCCCACTTAAAACCATTTTTATTCCAAGTTTCTTAATTTCGCGTGTTAGCAAATACATTGGTAATGATGCCCTAATTGTTGTAATATCATAAGTTTCCAATACTTTAATAATTTCTTCTATTGTTGCAATAGCTTGACCTGGTGTATAAATAATCTCATGATGAATAGTTCCCAAGAATTTAGAAACTATACGTGCATAACGCAAATCACTCGAATCATTCATACCAATACTAAACGTATGAATAGGTGGGTTTTCACCATAAATTTCTGGATGCTGTCTAATATAGCGAACTGCAACACTAAGTACCAATGAACTATCAAGACCCCCACTAAGCAAAATGCCAAATGGAACATCACTCATTAGTCTTTTAATTACTGCATTCTCAAAAGTTTCTCTTATTCTTTTCATTAATATTAATTGGGATTTATCATCAATAATGGATTCTTGCTCAAAGTAATATGCAACATTCGCAACATTCGCAACATTCGCAACATTATCACTATTATCACCATTAGACCTAAATAACCAACTACCATCTGGTGTTTCAGCAAAATATGGTATAGGTTTTACTAACGGCGATTTAATATCAAAATACATATAGTTGCCACTAGGAAAAACACATACATTAACACAATCTTCTAAGGCTTTTATTTCACTTGCAAAATATATAATACCATTAGTTGTAATACCATAATAAAGTTGCGTAATTCCAAATGGGTCCCTTGCAACTAAAACCATCCCACTTTTAGTATCATGTAAAACAAAACTAAATTGACCATCTAGTTTACCTAAGAGAGAAACAATATTACGATGTGTTAGAACTTGTGAACTATGATTCAATTCACTATCATTTAATTCACTATCATATAAAGCAATAATTGATTCACAATCACTACCGGTTTTATACTTATAGTCTTTATACTTAGAACGTAATTCTTTATAATTAAATATTTCACCATTTACAGTAAGTGCCAAAGTATTATCATGATTGGTAATTGGTTGACTACCTCCTAATGGGTCAATAATTGATAATCTTGTATGGGCTAATATAACATGTTTACTTTGAAAATATCCTGTACCATCTGGTCCACGATGTTGTAATTGCTTTGCGTTTTTTAATACATTTTCTAATTGCATTTCTACATCCTTAACATCCTTAACATCATTAATAATTGGAGGACTAATTTGTGCAATAATTCCACACATTTTCACTATTTTAAATAATATTTAATTACTTAATTACTTAATTACTTATTTACTTATTTAATAATTCAATTCTGTATGACTATATGATATTAAATTATATAAACCATATGTTTAAGTTAAATTTAATTTTAATTTTAATTTGAATTAAATTGAATTGTTTTTGTTTTTGTTTTATAATTTTTATTTATAGTATTTGTAAATTATTTTCTGTATTTATTACAAATATGTATCTAGATACAAAATGAAAATGAATGGATTAATATTAGTAGCGTTTTGGTCATGGGCTATAATTAATGGATTAGCAGGTATTTGGGAAATATATGCATTTTATAATAGAGATAAACTTATTTTAGAAAAGCAAACTATATGGGAAAAAATTGCAAAGGGAATAACAACATTCAAAACGTTTTTCATTGATGGATGGAGTGAATATGCAAAGGTTGATTCTAGATACATTACAACTACAAATAATGGAAAATCGCAATATGTTTGGGGTTTTGAACTATTAAATGCATTTCTTTCAATAGTCTTTATAATATGCTTATTGATGAAAAATGTGTCAAATATGTATTTTATAAAGATAATACTATATATTATGGTTGCAAATACAATTGTATATTTTTCAACATTATATATTGAAACACTTATGGCAAATATGGCAAATAATATGGTATTACCTAATATGGAAAAATATGCAGCTAGATGGATGTTTCCAGTATATTATTTAATATCTAGCATATGGATTATTGTACCATCCCTATTACTATATTTACTATGAATTATATATTTACTAGAACTGGTATGATAACTTAAATAATAAATATATTAACAATTAATAATAATAATAAAAATAACACTAATAATTAAATTAATTGTAAATTAGAGTCTAGATACAAAATAAAATTAATAAAATAGTAAAATAATAAAATAATAAATTAAATTAAAAATGAAACCTATATATATTTTTTATACAATTATATTTGTAATTACTTTTATAATTTTATGTAAATCTTTGATGAATTTACATATGGAATTATTTAGAGGCGGAGGTATGGGTCATGGTGGTAGAGGTTATGGTGGTAGAGGTTATGGTGGTAGAGGTTATGGTGGTAGAGGTAGTTGGTTTCCATATTACTATCCCTATTATTATGAACCTGTTTATGAAATAAATATACCACCATATACATCACCATATTCTCAATTATATCCACCAACTTATTCTCCCTGGTATTATCCATCATCGTGGTTTTAAGTATCAATCTAAAACAGAATGATATGTAGGTTTAAATCTTTGTGATGTTTCCATTGTGCAAGGCACAATACTAAGACCATCATTATTTAATTGTAAACATTGTTTACTATCAGTCATTGGGTTTACAACATAAAACCCAAATTGAGTGCTACTATCATCATTTAACTTATAATTTGAATTTGTTTGAGATATTGGACTATTATAATCTATTTTATTATTAATTTTATTTATTTTAAATTGTTGTAAATTGCTATTTGCATTACAAGACTGAAAATCAAATGATGATGATTCGATAGGTGTTTTTGTATTATCTCCCTTTTTAAATTGTAAACATCCGTTATTACCATAAATTAAATAATTAGGATAATTTGATGGTATGGCACCATTACCACTATATGAAGTAGTAGGTTTAGAAACACCAGGTATTTGAGGTTGTATTATATTTGGATTTGGATATGTTTCAACATTTAATATATTAGAATTTTGCATACTTTTCAAACCTTTTATAGGTGTAGGTGCATGGCGGTTTTCATCCATAGTAGTTTTAAGTTTATTAAAATCATTTTGCAAATTTGATAGTTTCTTTTCTTGAAGATAAATATAAGTATCAAACGCTGCCTTATTTAATTGGTTTGGGTCATCTAATAATGCAATTGAATTATTATATGAATCTGTATAGGAATTTAATTCTTGCATAGCGTTTGGTGTTAAAATAACTGAACTAGAACCTATATTGTCAAAGTTTTCTGTTATTATTAAAGAATTTTTTAATTTATCAATTGTAGTAGTTAGATTATTTATTAAATTACCTTGTCCTAGTATATTTGCTATTCCTGTATTATATTTTAATGTTGTACCTATAGGTGCTTGGATTGGTTCTTGGATTGGTTCTGGTTGGGTTGTGGCTGGTTGGGTTGTCTCTGGTTGGGTTGTAGCTGGTTTGGTTGTCTCTGGTTGGGTTGTAGCTGGTTGGGTTGTAGCTGGTTTGGTTGTAGCTGGTTTGGTTGACGCTGGTTGGGTTGTAGCTGGTTGGGTTGTAGCTGGTTGGGTTGTAGCTGGTTGTGTAGTTTTTATTAAAGAGTTTTGTATTTCTTTATCTAATGCCAATTTTGCAATTGTAATTTTTTGTTCGTCAATAGTTAGCTGTTGTAAAGATGGTGCACTATCTACTTCCCTTTGTGCAGCATTTATGTCAACTTGTGTGGTTGTATCATATGTTGATTTTTTAGTATCATATTCAGTTTTTGCCGTATTATATGCAGTTTGTGCATTAGTATATGCAGTTTGTGAGTTAGTATATGCAGTTTGTGCAGTAGTTTTTGCTGATAGTTTATTATTTAATATAGTTTGTGCATCATTATTAGAAGTAAGTAAATTAGCAACAGCAGTTGCTGTAGGAGCAGTTAATTTTGAAATATCTGCTATTTTCTTTAAATTATTAACAGCTTCTAATGTTGGTGCATTTGCAACAGCAGTATTAGCAGATGTTAATTTATCCTTTGCAAGACCTAAAGAAATCAATGCACCAAATTTCAGCCAGCCATTAGGAAGAATATCAGCAGCATCCTGTTTTAGTTTAACATCAGCAGTAGCATCTGCTACAGCTTTTGTTGCATCATCATATTGCTTTTGTGCAACAGGATAATTAGTATATGCAATATCATAATTAGTTTTTGCAGTATTATAGTCATTATTTGCTTTATTATATGTAGTTTGTGCGACTGATACATCATTAGTTGCATTACTTAATGTAGTATTTGCATTATCCATAGTAGTTTTTGAATTATCCATAGTAGTTTTTCTAGTATCCATAGTAGTTTTTAAACTAGAAATAGTAGTCAGTGTTGGTTCAACAGTATTTGATTTTGCATTTGCAAGTGTTAATTTATTTTGTGCATTATCATATGCAATTTTATCATCATCTCTTTTTTTGATTGCAGTTTCTAATACCGTTTGTGCAACAGATACTGCATCAAAAAATTCTTTATGAACAGTTTTACTATTAGAAGAATACTTATTAGCATTATTATTATTGGTATATAACATATATATTATATATACCAACAATACTAATGCTAATACTATACTAACAACCATAAATAATATTTTATTCATGATTGTCTATGAATTATATAGTTATATAGTTATATATTTATATTTATATTTTAATTTGATATAAAAACTGGTTTATAAATAAAAAAATTCAAAATAAGAAACATTATAAAAAAATTTCAAAAAAATAATATTTAATAAAATTTTTACAATTAAATAATTAGCTTATTACTTAATTACAATTACTTACTTAATTACCAATTCTACTGTTTCACACCCTCAATTGTTGTTTTGCCTTTTGCAAATGAGCAAAAACTTCTTCAGTAGAACCACGTTCTTTTTGTTCACCGGTTGATATGGTAATTAAGTCTTTTATTTTATTTATTGATACATTTGATTTATTATTATATATATCTGTAAAATACAATATATTATTAATATTGTTTTCAATATTTGTTTTCATTTCATTAACTGCAATATTACTTAAAAATACTGGTGTTGTAAAATTGCTTTCTGTATTTAGAATTTTTCCTTTATAATTAACCATATAATTTTTTAACTGATTATCATTTTGTAACTGATTATCATTTTGTGAAGTGATTGTAAAATCATTTAATTGTGGTAGTAGTAAATTACAACTATTTTTATATATATTGCATTCATCATTTAAAGAAATATTTTTAAATAAATAGTTGTTTTCATCTCCAATACATTCTAGTGAATATGAGTTATCACTATATTGTTGTAAATTACATTTTAATTTTGAATTATCTGTAAATTCTACATATTCTTGACCTTCCAAATCATCACAATAACCATTTATAAAATAACATTTAACATCATTATCATTATCTTTATAATTATTACATGTAGTTTGTCTTTCTGTTTCATTAGTATTTAAATTTATAGATCTACATATAGGTGGTGCAGGTAGTGTTGTTGTTGTAGTTGTTGTAGGTGGTGGCATTGAGGTTGTAGGTGGTTGTGTAGGTGTAGGTGTAGGTGTAGGTGCAGGTTCTGGTGCAGGTTCTGGTGCAGGTATAGGTGCAGGTAGTGTTGTGGTAGTAGTAGTAGTAGTTGTAGTTGTAGGTGGCATTGTGGTTGTAGGTGGCATTGTGGTTGTAGGTGGCATTGTGGTTGTAGGTGGCATTGTAGTTGTAGGTTCTATTATATTATAAGTATATATACCATCATTTCCGCATGCTGCTAAAAATTTTCCATTAGTAGATGATGTTATTGATGTCCAATTAACATCTTGTAATACATCATCAGATTTTTTTATCCATGTATTTCCTGAATCTGTTGATATCCATATACCACCACCTTTACTACATGCAGCTAATTTAGTTCCATCAGGAGTTATTAGTTTTATAGATGTCCATTTAATATTTATCAGTGCACTAGTTTGTGTCCATGTTTCACCTGAATCTTTTGATGTCCATATACCATCATTACTACAACATGCAGCTAAATATAAAACATTTGCATCAAAAGATGATGTTATTGATACCCAACTTTTATCTGGTGCATTAGTTTTTGTTATTCTTGGACTTCCGGCAATTTCCAATTTATATATACCACCATTATTTATACAAGCAAATAAATAACCAGAACCATATGATGTTATCGATGTCCATAATCCACCTATATTTGGGGTTGTATTATTCCATTTAAAATATGAATCTACATTTAGACCATCTACACCAGCAGTAACAAGAATTGAAGAGACAAAAATGTGACCATTAGTTAAACAAACAACAACTTTCATCCCTTGCAATGCTATTGATTGAATACTAAATGAAACTACTGATATTGGTTTTATTGAAAACCAATTAGTTCCTGAATTTATTGACATATATATCTTACTATTTTTAGAACAAGCAACTAATATTCTTGGTAAATCACCAGAAATTGATGTCCAATTATCTACTGGTGCACTAGTTTGTGTCCATGTAGCTCCTGAATCTGTTGATATATATATACCACCACCATCTACACATGCAGCTAAATTCTTTCCATCACGAGATGATATTATTGAACTCCATTCTATATATTGTGGTGCATTAGATTGTATCCATGTTAAATCACCAGGAATTGTATTATATGTCCATATACCATAATAAGCATTTCCGCATATAGCTAATTTTTTTCCATCTTTAGATGACGTTATTGAAGTAAAACCAGTTGTTTGATAAATATTCATCCATGTATCTCCTGAATCTATTGATGTAAATATACCATTATATCCATCAGTTGAAGATCCAAAACAAATAGCAGCTATTTTGTTTCCATATGCTGATGATGTTATTTTTCCAGTATACCAAGAAGTATTAGTTAATAATGATGGTTTCCATGTAGCTCCTGAATCAACAGATTTATAAATTCCAGAACCATTATTTATACATATAGCAGCTAATTTTGTTCCATCTGCAGATGATGTTATTGCAGACCAACTACTTTTCTGTGCAATAGTTTGTATCCACGTAATTCCAGAATTATTTGATGTATATATTAGACCTAATATATTATTACCACTACTACCTAAACTGCATGCAGCTAATTTTGTTCCATCACTAGATGATGTTATTGAATTCCAATTCACACTTATATCACTATTTTGTTTTAACCAATTAGCACCTGAATCTATTGAAGTCCATATACCACCACGGTCTGCACATGCTGCTAATTTCGTTCCATCACTAGATGATGTTATTGATTTCCACACTAGATTGTCTGTAGTATTAGTAGTAGTTTTTGACCATGTAGAACCTGAATTATTTGATGTATATATACCACCATTAGATACACATACAGCTAATTTTGTTCCATCATAAGATGATGTTATTGATTTCCAATTAGCTGATGGAGCGTTAGATTGTTTTATCCATGTATCTCCTGAATCAGTTGATGTATATATATCATAATCACCACATCCAGCTAATTTTGTTCCATCAGCAGATGATGTTATTGTCGACCAATTAGTATATGGTGTATTAGATTTTGTCCATTCTAAATAACCAAATTTTTCCTTTAAACCTAATTTTTTATTACTCCTATGACCCATATCATTCCCATCACCCATATCATTCCCATACCAATTATCATATAATAAATATAATGTTGCTAGAAACAATATTATAACTACTATTATTAGACAAATTATAATCTTTTTCTTAATTGATAACATTTGTAATATATTTAAATATTTTGATATCTAGATATATAACTATTTAACTATCATATATTTATATAATTACATATAAATAATTATAAGAAAACTACAAAACTAAATAAGTATTAGTCATACTAAATTACACTTATACAAGGAAGAAATAATTATGATAATCATATCCACTAGGGTTTACATTTGAATATTTAGTTATAGTCCTTTTTAATACAGACCCAAACCCACACCAAACCCACACCAAACCCAAACCCAAACCATAACACCATTCATCACACTAATACTATACCAACTACTAAAAATAAAAATATTACTACTACATTTATTACTATTTATACCATTTTGGTTATAATTAATATTTAATAAAATTTTTACAATTAAATAATTAGCTTATTACTTAATTACCAATTTTACTGTTTCACCCCCCCCCTCAATATTTTTATTTACAGTACTCGAATTACCAAAAACTGTTTCAACCACACTATTATCAACACTATTTACTGAACCAGTTGATGTGGTAATTAAGTCTTTTATTTTATTTATTGATACGTTTGATTTATTATTATATATATCTGTAAAATACATTTTATTAATAATATTGTTTTCAATATTTGTTTTCATTTCATTAACTGCAATATTACTTAAAAATACTGGTGTTGTAAAATTGCTTACTGTATTTACAGTATTTCCTTTATAATTAACCATATAATTTTTTAACTGATTATCAATTTGTGAAGTGGTTGTAAATACATTTGTTTGTGGTAGTAGTAAATTACAACTATTATCATATGTATCGCATTCATCATTTAAAGAAATATTTTTAAATAAATAGTTTTTTTCATCTCCAATACATTCTAGTGAATATGAGTTATCATTATATTGTTGTAAATTACATTTTAATTTTGAATTATCTGTAAATGCTACATAACCTTGACCTTCCAAATCATCACAATAACCATTTATAAAATAACATTTAACATTATTATCATTATCTTTATAATTATTACATGTAGTTTGTATGTTTTCTGTTTCTTTAGTATTTAAATTTATAGATCTACATATAGTAGATGCGCGTATAGTTGTAATTGTAGGTTGTGTTGTTGTAGGTGTAGGTGTAGGTGTAGGTATAGGTGTAGGTATAGGTGCAGGTGCAGGTAATGTTGTTGTAGTTGTAGTAGTTGTAGTTGTAGGTGGCATGGTAGTTGTTGGTTGTATTGTAGTTGTAGGTTGCATGGTAGTTGTAGGTTGCATGGTAGTTGTAGGTTGCATGGTAGTTGTAGGTTCATTATAAGTATAAGTATATATACCATTATTTATACATGCAAATAAAACATTTCCATTACCAGATAATGTTATTGATGTCCAAGTTGGTGATGATTTATTAAGACCTTGACTAGTCATATCATAAGTTTTATTTATCCATGTAGTTCCTGAATCGTTAGATGTATATATACCACCACTATATATACAAGCAGCTAATTTTATTCCATCACTAGATGATGTTACTGAATACCAATCACTATTTGGTGCACTAGTTTTTGTCCAATTAGCTCCTGAATCGTTAGATGTATATATACCACCACTCCAAAAAACACATGCAGCTAATTTTGTTCCATCACTAGATGATGTTATTTGTCTCCATCTAGCATCATATGGTGCGCTAGTTTGTTGTTTCCATGTATCTCCTGAATCGTTAGATGTAAATATACCACCATAATGTATACATGCAGCTAATTTTTTTCCATCAGTTGATGATGTTATTGATACCCAACTTTTATCTGGTGCACTTATAGATTGTGTCCATGTATCTCCTGAATTTGTTGATGTCCATATACCACCACCAGAAACACATGCAGCTAATTTAGTTCCATCATAAGATGATGTTATTGATGTCCATTTTTGTTGTCGTGTATTAGTTTGTATCCATGTAGCTCCTGAATCATTAGATGTCCATATACCACCACCATAATCAGACGCACAAGCAGCTAATTTAGTTCCATCACTAGATGATGTTATTGAACGCCATGTACTATCTGGTGCAGTAGTTTTTTTCCATGTAGAACCTGAATCGTTAGATATATATATAAAATCATCATATACACATGCAGCTAATTTAGTTCCATCACTAGATGATGTTATTGATTGCCAATTACTTTCTGGTGCACTAGTTTTTGTCAATTCTAAATAACCAAAATTTTCCTTTAAACCTAATTGTTTATTACTATTATTACTATCACCAATATAATTCCCATCATTCATATAATTCCCATCATTCCCATACCAATTATCATATAATAAATATAATGTTGATAGAAACAATATTATAACTACTATTATTAAACCAATTATAATCTTTTTCTTAATTGATAACATTTGTAATATATTTAAATATTTAGATATTTATATATCTAGATATCTAACTATTTAAATATCATATATTTATTATTACATATAAATTACATATAAATAAATATAAAAAAACTAGAAAACTAGAAAACTAGAAAACTACAAAACTAAATAAGTATTAGTTATACTAAATTACACTTACACAAGAAAGAAATAATTATGATAATCATATCCACCAGGATTTCCATTAGCATATTTAGTTATTGGTCCTTTTAATACAGACCCAGACACAGACCCAGACCCACTATCATCATCATTCATACCACTATTACTACCGCATTTACTATTATTTATACCATTTTGATTATTACTAATATTAATTGATGCATAATTAAATAATATTATTATTACTAAACTTACAACTATTAATCCAATTAAAAAATCCATATTGACAAACAAAATTATATATTTTTTATTTATTATTTATTATATGTATAATAGATATTTATTCTAGATACATATTCTAGATACATATTCTAGATACATATTAAAATAAAAACACAAACATACAAACATACAAATAAATAAATATAATTACAATCATAAAATCTAAACTGGCAATGCAATAGGACTTATTTTACCAGTAAGTTTATTTCTATACTGTTGAAACTGTGTAATATTTTGGTCTAATGAGAGTGCCAATTTATTATAAAATCCTTCATATAAATCCTTATGTAAAACACTTGGAGATTTCAATCCTTTTGCAACTAAATATTCATCACGTGAACGCAAATATGATTGATATGCAATTAGATAATCTGGCAAATCTTCATATTTTTTTTCTTCAAAAATATCTTTTTTAATATTATCCCATTTTATAAATGGAGGTGTTATTTGATAATATTTTGGAAAAATACGGTATTGTAGCAAACCTTTAAATTGTGCCAAATCACCTCGCAACATACTAATAAGTGCATTTGTATCTTGTAAAAACTTACCTTCTTCTGTATATTGGGCGTTATAGAAAAATTGTTGCATTTCATCTAATAAAGTTGTTAAATCAGCTCCTGTTAATGGTTGGTCTCCTTTTTCTTCTAGACTTTTAAAATAGAACCCACCGTGATATGTATGATTCATATTTCTATGATTCATATTTCCATGATTCATATTTCCATGATTCATACTTTGATTTATAGTTTTATTTGAGTTTATTTGATGTTTTGTTTTTTTCATTTGTGAATATAATTTCATATATATAATATCTAAATCATCATTTGTAGTTTTCTTGCTAATAAACTCATTATGTGTTCTAAGTTTTTTAAATAAATCTATCATAGTTTTTTTTATTACATGTTTTGGAGTATTATTATTTAATAACAACAGAAAATGATTTATAATTGTAGTATACAATAAGAGTCTTTCTACCTGTTTTACTGTTAATTGAAATTCAACAGGTATTGTTTTATTTTTATTTGTTTTCTGTTTTGTTTTCTTTGTTTTCTTTGTTTTCTTTGTTTTCTTTGTTTTATGTTTATTAATAATAGTTTTTTTCTTTTTAATCATTTTTTATATTTTTGTATCTAGATATAATTTTACTAATAATAAGTTAGAAATTTATAATTATTTAATACTTAAAATATTTAATACTTAAAATAATAACTTAAAAATTGAAAACTTATTATATATACAACATAATTATTAATATTGTATATAATTATTTTAGAATAACAGAGTCTTAACAAATCATTAACATATTAACATATTAATATAATTAACATATTAACTATTTACCTAAAAATGTCTTTTGACCAAATTACAGATAAAAAAAATTATGAAGAAGATATTGTAGATTCTAAAAAAATTGTTAAAGTTAAGAAAGTCGAGAAAGCCGAGAAAGCAGAAGTAAAACCTAAAAAACAAATAAAAACAAAATCTAAGAACTCATTATCTAAAGATGATAATATAAATAATAATGATGATATAAATAATAATGATGATACAGATGTAAATATAGTATTAGATGATGTAGCAGATAAATATCAAAAAAAAACACAATTAGAACATATTCGTGCTTTACCTGATACATATATTGGTAGTATTGTTAAAGAAAAAACCTTTATTTGGACATGTAATGTAAATAATGATGTTAAAGGTGGTGAATTACAAATTATCAATAAAGAAATTGAACTAGTACCTGGACTACGTAATATTGTTGAAGAAATACTTATAAATGCATTTGATAATATGAACCGTGTATCACAAAAAAACGCCGTGATTAATGCTAATGCTAATGCTAATGCAGATAAAAAGCAACGCCTTAAAAAAGTATCCTATATTAAAGTATGGGTTGATAAAGAAAAAGGACAAATTTCTATTGAAAATGACGGTGAAGGTATTGATGTAGTAATGCATCCTACTGAAAAGGTCTATGTTCCCCAAATGATATTTGGTGAGCTTCTTACATCTGGAAATTATAATAAGGATGAAGAGAAGATTACTGGTGGTAAAAATGGATATGGTGCTAAACTTACCAATATATTTTCAACCTTTTTCAAAATAGAAACAGTAGACCGACATCGCAAACTTAAATATACACAGGAATATACAGAAAATATGAATGTTAAAGGAGAACCCCTAGTAGAACCCTACAAAGGCGATCCATTTACACGAATTACATTTATTCCCGATTATCAACAATTTACTTTAAAAGGAATGAGTGTTGATTTTAATAATCTAATACGTAAAAGAACAATAGATATGTTTGCATGTTCGCGAGGACAACTTGATATATATTTCAATGATGAAAAAGTAGAACTTAAAACTTTTACTGATTATATGAAAATGTATCTAGAACCAGAACATCTTACAGTATCCTGTAAACCTAATGACCGTTGGGAAATTGGTGCTTGTTTGAGTCCCAATTTTACATTTCAACATGTTAGTTTTGTTAATGGTATTAATACCCATCAAGGTGGTAAACACGTTGACTATATAGTTAAGCAAATTACATCTAAAATGGTGGATTTTATTAAAAAGAAGAAGAAGACCGATGTTAAAGAATCATTTATTAAGGATAATTTAATGGTGTTTGTAAATTCAACTATTGTAAATCCGGCATTTGATAGTCAAACCAAAGGCTCACTTAATACATTACCCAAGAATTTTGGTAGTGAATGTATTGTTCCTGATGCTTTTATAGAAAAATTGGCAGAGAGCGGAATCATGGAAAGGGCTTTGGCTCTTAGTGAATTTCGCGATAGCCAGGTTTTAAAGAAAACTGATGGAAAGAAAAAGCAGCGTATTCTTGATATCCCGAAATTAATTGATGCACATCATGCAGGGACTAAACGAGGAGACGAATGCACTCTAATCCTTACAGAGGGAGATTCAGCCAAAGCAATGGCTGTTGCCGGTATTAGTGTTATTCCTAATGGACACGATTTATATGGTGTATATCCGTTGAAAGGAAAAATGTTAAATACTCGTGATAAGGAAGATGTTAGCATTGCAAATAACAAAGAAATATGTGATATCAAGAAAATCCTTGCTCTACAAGAGGGTATGGAATATAAAGATGTTTCCAGTTTGCGTTATGGTCGTATTATGTTAATGACAGATTCAGATGTTGACGGTTCCCATATTAAGGGATTGGTAATCAATTTCCTAAGTAAATGGAATAGTTTAATGAAATTAACTGGTTTTGTTGTAAGTCTTTTAACACCAATTGTAAAAGTATGGAAGAAAGGGGCTAAAAATGGTAAATTAACCGGAACCAGTTTCTATACTCTAAGTGCTTATAACGAATGGTGTGATGCACACAACGGAGGTAAAGGTTATGAAGTCAAATATTATAAAGGGTTGGGGTCTAGCACTCCACTCGAAGGTAAAGAATATTTCAAGAATTTCAAGATAGTCACATATCATTGGGATGAAATTGCAGCTGCAACTGTGGATATGGCTTTTAGCAAAGAACGTGCCGATGATAGGAAACTTTGGCTTGCTGATTACAATGCTGATTGCATTTTAGATATAAATCAATCATCAGTATCGATTAGTGATTTTATCAATAAGGATTTGATTCATTTCAGCAATTATGATAATCATCGTAGTATACCTAGTGTATTTGATGGATTGAAACCCAGTTTACGTAAAATCATGTATTGTGCATTTAAACGTAATCTTAGAAGTGAAATCAAAGTTGCCCAATTAGCGGGTTATGTTAGTGAGCATGGTGCTTATCACCATGGTGAAGCCAGTTTGAATGGTGCCATAGTTAATCTTGCACAAAATTATGTTGGTACTAATAATATAAATTTATTAATGCCAGAGGGGCAATTTGGTTCCAGATTAGAAGGAGGCAAAGACAGTGCAGCACCTAGGTATATATTTACATATCTTTCTAAGATTACAAGTATATTATTTAATAAGGATGATACTCCATTATTAAAACAAAACACAGATGATGGTGAAATGATTGAACCCGTATTCTATATGCCAGTTTTGCCTATTATTTTAATAAATGGCACTATTGGTATTGGAACTGGGTGGTCATCTAGTATTCCACAATTTAATCCAGCAGATATCGTTAGCAATATTCGTAATCTTATGACTGGAAAAACAATTGAGCCTATGAATCCTTGGTATCGGGGATTTACTGGTAGTATTAGGAAGTTATCTGCTAATAAATGGATAACTAAGGGTCGATATAAGATTATTGATAATAATACAGTTGAAATTACAGAATTACCGATTGGGTTTTGGACATCAGATTTTAAGGAATTATTAGATAGCTATGAAAAAGGTTATAAAACTGATGTTGTGCCTACATCTGCGAGTGATAAGAAAAAAAGGGGTGCTAGTGCGACAAGTGCAAAACTAACTGCTGCAAAACTAACTTCAAGTGCAAGGACAGCATCAAAAACAGTAGCAAATCGTTCTCCTAAGTGGGTTGATTTTGCTGATGATGATGGCAAATTGATTAAATCATTTAAAAATGAGAGCTCAGAGGCTATGATTAAGTTTACAATTAAATTTGAGTCTAGTATTCTTAATTCCTTGCTATCTGGAATAGATAGTGCAGGGTTAACTGAATTTGAAAAAGTATTTCATTTAACAACATCTATGTCATGTTGCAATACTATGAATTTATATGATGAGCATAATAAGTTAAAAAACTTTCAAAGCCCAGAGGAAATTTTGGAATATTATTATGAACGGCGACTTACTTATTATGAAATGCGGCGTCAACACATGATTAAGATTCTTGAACAAGACTTATTCTTATTATCGACACGAGCCCGTTTTATATTAGATGTAATTAATGATGTAGTTAAAGTACGTAATATTGCTAAGGCAGAAATTATTAAGCGATTAGAAGATCTTAAATATCCTAAAATGGTTTCTAACGGAATTGGATTAGTAGAACTTGATAAAATGACAGCAAAACAATTGGCTGATTCAACATATGGTTCATATGATTTCTTAATTAGTATGCCTATTTATAATTTGACAAAGGAAAAAGTAGAAGACTTATTAAAAGAAAAAGAGGAACAAGAAGTAAAGTTGGCAATTTTGCATGCAAAAACTGATAAGTGTCTTTGGGAAGAAGATTTAAAACTTTTCGAAGGAGAATATAAAAAACACATGGATGAATATTGTGATTACATGAGTATAAATATTAAAGATTTAAATTATGGTAAAACAGTTAAAACTGAACATAAAAAACTTGTTTTAAAAAGTCGTTCTTAAGTTTTTAAGTTTTGCCAAAACTTAACCAAAAGCTAAGTTTTGCCAAAACTTAACCAAAAGCTA